GTTGTTGTAGTGCTATCCACTTGTCCTGTTACTGTTGAGTTTACTAAATCTATTTCTATCAACTGATTACGAACTGGGATAACATCATTTGAACTTGGTATTGCAGTTACTCTTATCTGTGTTGATACTGCACCATCTACATTTGATACTGCTGTTATTTTTACTGAGTTGATTGACACAGTTCCATTTGCATAATCAACTGTACCAGCTGAAGAACTTAAATAACTTCTTACACCAGAAACTAAAGAGTATATTCTTACTACACCAGCACCATCTTCATCAAAGAAATATTCTGTTGCAGTATCTCCATCAATCTGAAAACCTGTTGATGCAAGAATACCACCACCACTCTTGTTATGTTCAGAGTGTGGATTGTAAAATGCATTTGCAAAATTAATTGAATAGTTTGTTGATGTATTTAATGATGGTTCAAAAAACTTACCCATAGTTACAGTTGTTGTATTATTTGTTATAGACCTATCTGCATCATCAATGAGTCCTGTAAGTTGTGAAAATCTAAAAGGACTATTAAATGAATTTAAATTATTAGAACTGTAACCAGATAATGTTGTAGTTACTGCTGTTTCTAAATCTGTCTTATTTAAAATTGTTGCAGATGAGTTGAAGTTAAATGTTACATTTAAAATTAATAATGTTGTTTCTGGGTCAACAATAACTGGAGTGATAGATGCAACTTTATACGGTGCTAAATCTTTTACTAAGTTTTCTTTTTGTGATGTTGTAAGAGCAATACCTGTTGTACTTTTAACTGATATAAAAACTTTACCATACTCTGGTGTAGAACTTACACCTGTGCTTGTATCGAAACTTCCATCTTCTCCACCCCATACTGAAACAGCCTGTGTGTTTGTAAAAAGTTTTCTTACATATACTTTATAATCTTCAGTCGTTACTGCACGTCCTTGAGCTGCATAATCAAGGGGTGCATTTAATTTAATAGATGAAATAGTTTCTGGTTCTCCACCACCTACAGCATTTGCAACTGTCGTAACTGTAATACCTGTTACACCATCAATAGAACTTGGTGCAGTAAATATAGCCGAACCATTAGCTGCAGTTTTGTTTGTTATTACATAAGACATCACAACAATGTTTCCATCTTCTACTGCTTTACTTGTTGCACCATCTCCAAAGTATATTTCAAATTTACCACCTTCTGCTTCCTGTAAATAATAAACTGTACTTGTAGTTGACAATTGTGTTATGTCTGTTGCCTTTGTATAAGTTGTAGTAGTTGTATCAGATGCTGAATTTTGTACTTTGACTGTAAGTGTTGTTGTGTCTGCACGAACATCTGTCAACATAAATCTTTGGTCAACATCATTACTGTCTACAAGATATTTTGTTTTAGTATATGTTCCTTCATAAATTTCTGTACTGTCAAAAGGAATAGACGTTCCTGTATTTTGAGAAGTAACATCATTAATGGTTACAAACTGATAACTCGTGCCATCTACTGAAGTTGTAAATGCAGTACCAGCACCCATAGTTGCTAATGCGTTAGTAGTATTTAAACTAATATTAATTATTGCTTTAGGAGCTCTTGGTGAACTTACCTCATATCCTAACATCTTTGCATGGGATACCACACTGGAACGAAGTGATGCACTGTCTAAGAACATTTCGTTTGCTAACATATTTGCATTGAAACCCAAATAGTGAGTATTGTATGCAAGGACATCTAACAACGCACTCATACCAGAACCTTCGAAGTCATAGTCTGTAAATTCGTTTTGTGATTTTAAGAATGTTTTTAAATTACTTTTTACATCATCAAAGTCAAACTGTGTGACGTTTAATCTTTTTTCATTGACTGCCATTTATCGTAACCTCTCTAGTATTTGTGTAACCTCTACCATTTCTGTTGGTGCGTTGACCACATAAAAATAAACTGAAACTTTATATTCATTGCTATCAAAGTTTGGTGTAGTTGCAACTCCAACAAGTCTTGCTCTTGGTTCAAAATTGTTTATACAATCTTCAACCTTTCTAGATATAACAGCTGCAGTAAGTGGTGTCATGTTTTCAAATAACATTCCTCTTAGGTCACCAGCAATCTCTGGGTGAAATGGTTTTTCAAAAGTATTAAGTAGTAATAGATTACGAACAGAACGCTTTACTGCTTCAACGTCTGTTACCTTATTGACATCTTTGTTGGACTTCTTACTAAAGAACAAATCCAAATCTTTATACTTTTTAACATTACGACTGATATCATTATTGGCTTGTGCATCTTTGTACGCAGACATACTTAAACTCCTATGTCTTATTTATACATCATAGACCAGAAACTTCATCTTCTCCAGAAGTTCTTGCTGGACTTACTGGGTGTGTATGGTCAACCTTACCACCCTCTTTATCAACGAATGTATCTCCATCAATCTTTTCTTTGAACGCACTTACATAATGATGAGTTGCATCACCACCATACTTGATACCTGTTGTTCCAGAGATGTTTGTATTGAGAGTTGTATATGACTCAGTTATTGTTCCACTTGTTTCAGTATGAGTTCCATAAACCTCATTAATTGTTTCTGCTTCCATCTGTATTGTTTTTGCTTTAATGCGTAAGGTTTCAGATACGGTGAGGTTTGCACTTCCTTTGACATTGACAAAGTCAGAGCCTGCAATCACTTCGTAGTTATCACCCACCACTCTTGTAACTTTGTTTCCGTCTTTGTCAATTTCATAGAATGTTCCCTTTGTGTGATACTCGTGTATTCTCTCTGCACCACTCGTATCATCATATTCTTTTATGTGACCACTCTCTGTTTCCATCACATGGTTCTTTGGATAAGAGGCTGCGTATGCAGAACTAGGTTCGTCCCAAGTAGTTCCTCCACCACCTACTAAATTATTAAAGAACTGCACGTCACTATCGTCACTACTATTTGAATTTGCAAGTGCAACTCCTGTAGTTCTTCCTGTATTCTTTGCAGACACCACTGCGTGTGATTTGTCAGTATCGTTTCGTGCAAGACGATTGACATCACTCTCTTGTATTGCGTGGTCTGAATGTGTAATCTTTTCGGAAGGGTATGTTCCATTAGGGTCATTGAAACCTTTGGTCTTATCTGCAACAGCTTGTGGTACGCCAGGCAGTGTTCCCATAATCAGTGGTTGTTGTCTTTCCACTGCGTCTAGGAAGAACCCAACTACCCAAGTTCCTTCAACAAGAAAAGAGGGAGTGTTCCCTAGTCCTTGCATGGAAGGGTTGTTAGTTGATTGCATAATGTGAGCCCAAGGCAAGTCTTTAGTTGGAATGTCGACAAGACTTTCAGTGTGTAAACCCAAACAACGAACTTTCACTCTACCTAACTTTGATGGGTCGTTTCTATCTTCCACGACTCCAGTGAACCAGACGAAACCGTCCTGTCCCATAAAATAATTTTCTTTCATAGTCAATACTCCTTACAGAGTATTTAGTCCGTTAATGTAAATCAGGGTCACGTCCAAGTCGTGCTTTTCTTATCTCTTGATACTCTTCAATGTGCAAGTCTACATCTTTCCCTTGTTCGTTCATTATACTCATTGTATCTTTTGCTTGGTCGTAATCTAAAGAATCATGTAATATCACTTTTTGTATGATGCGATATTTTGTCATAGTGAAGGTTATATAGTGTTTTAAATTTTTAGAAACTAGAAAGATTACCAGCAATCATGATTCTTTCATGGTCGCAAGTATGTTCTGGAACTTCGTGATGTAACCAGCCAGGAAAGATAGTCATGGTACTTACAGTAGGTGTCACACGATAATTTGCGTGAGTAAAGACTAAAGGACTGCATTGCTCACACCCACTGACGCAGTACGTCCAACTCCAAGTGTCAGGCCAGTGCGTATGACTATTGGTGAACTGACCTTTACCGTATATCAATCCCCAAGAGGTAGACACCTTATACTGAGTAGGGTTCTGTGTTCCGTCTTCATTGGTTCTGGTTGCAAGAGGTAACAACTGTGCAAGACCTATAGCTGCATTACCTAGCATACGAAATGCCTTAGATTGGTGATGCATATCCCAACGAGTCATCAAACACTGTGCAGAAGGGTTTCGCATTCCCAGACTATCTCCAGCAGTTCGGATATCATCTTCTAGGATACCATTCAACTCATCAACATTCGTTAGAGTTTCCGTATGGACAGGAAAACTTTCATCAAATTTAATCATCATCAGAGTTATCTCTCACAGACGAATCGGAGTTTAGATTCGAGGATTTTTTACGTTCCTTCTCTCTCCGTTCATATTCGGATAGTAGTACGTGTTCCTTCGCAACGAAGTCCCATACTAGACAGGCTATCGTAGAATTACTTTCCATTCTTATCCAACCAAGAAGCATCAGGAGTTGGAGAAGGTTCTTCTAGGTTCTCTTCTTTCCCACTATGACGATAAACTTCGACATACGCATTACATCTCGGACACGATAGGTTGGTTACCATATCGTATTCTTCCACATCATCTATATCGTGGTCGCCACCCCATATCAGTTCATGTCCACAGTGATAACAGTTCATTAATAGTTCTTCCTTGCAAGGTCTTCATAGTAATTCCTTGTTGTTTTCGGTAATCTATCCCAGTGTGCGTAATTGCACTTAAAAGTCTTCTGGTCACATCTAAATAAATCCTTAGCCTTCTGTAGATAGAAGTAACTATGGTCGTATGATGTTTTGGTTACACTCATTATTTATCCTTTCTATTCACAAACATTAAATTATAAACTCCACCAAAGGGATAATCACTTTCCAATGTCTTTGATGTCTTTTGGACTGATGACTTGGTACGCACCTTTGTTGTACGCAATCGCAAC